CCCGCTGTTGAGGAAGTAACAGAGACAATCACAATTCCTGCTGTTGAGGAGGTAACAGAAACAATCGTTCATCCTGCAACTGAAGCAGTTTATGAAGACGTTATAATTCCAGCGGTAGAAGAGATTATTGGTCAGCGTCAGAAATATACTGAAGAAGAAATTTCAGAAGAAGTTGAGCGCAGTGAGATTGTTGAAGAAGATGGCAAGTGGATTCGCAAAGAGTTTACCGAAACTGTAACTCGTATTGAACGCACACCAGTTTATGAAGACTGCGACTTGTATCACGAAGACGGTTCACTTTGCACCGTTTGTGTAACTCCGGCTAAAGAAGCGGTCACAGAAGAACAACAAGTTCTTGATGAAAACGGTGACGGTGTAGTTAGTGAAGATGGTCAACCAGTAATGGAGACTGTCGTAATTGAAGAAGCTGTTGCTGAAGTTCGTGCGCCAGAGATTCACCGTGTTCCAGTAATGGAAGACTACGTTGTGCAAGAAGCACGCGAAGAAGTAGTTGAAACATTTGTTATTACTCCAGCAGAACCAGAACGCACTGAGCGCAGACTGATTACACCTGCACAAGAAGAACGCACAGAAGTTCGTGTGGTAACACCAGCGCAAGCTGAACGAACCGAAACACGGGTAGTTGTTCAAGCTGAACCAGAACGCACAGAAACAAGAGTTGTTCAAGAAGCGCAAGCTGAACGCACTGAAATAGTTGTTCTTAAAAAAGCACAAGAAGCTTGGACTGAAACTAAAGTAATAACTCCAGCGAGTGAACGCAGATTAGTTTCACCAGCGATTGAAGCTAAAGAAGCTGTTTATGAAACTGTGACTGTTCCAGCCGACGAACGACCAGAAGACAATGACACCAATTATGTTGGTCTGATCGCACAAGACGTGCAGACAGCTATGACAGAAGCTGGTGTAGATTTTGATCTGGTGACTGAAGGTGCTAACGGGAAGTTGGCGGTTAAGTACAGCAACCTAGTAATTCCATTGCTTAAAGCAGTGCAGGAATTAAGCGCTGAAGTGAAAGCGTTGAAGAATTAATTTTATGGACTCAGAAACAGAGACAAAAAAAGCGGAAACCATTTCTATAAATGGGAAAGAACATAACTTAGCAGACTTAAATCAAGAACAAGTTACGCTAGTTAATCATGTTGCTGATCTGGACAACAAAGCACGTTCGATCAACTTCAACTTAGAACAAACTCTTGGAGCGAGAAATCACTTTATGAGTTTATTAGACAGTTCTTTTGAAGAAAAACCAAAAGAATCTAAAGATAAAAAATGATTGGTTTTGATGACTTAAAAGTGGCACTAGCGTCAGGAACTGGGCTTAGTTCATGGTTGCTAGATATAGATGTGATATTAAAAGTTGCAATATCTGTTGCCACTCTTGTTTACATCATAATCAAAACGATGAAATTAAAAAACAATTAGTTATTAAAATGCCAACTGTTGGAAAAACAAAATACGGATACGATAAAAAGGGAATGGCTAAAGCTAAAAAAGCTGCTGCTAAAACTGGACAGAAATTAAAAATGTCTAATAAACGAAACACGAAATAATTATGTTACGCTCAAAAACATTATGGACAGGCGCAGCAGCAATTGTCGCTGCAGCAGGGAGTTATTTCATGCAAGAAATTCAACTTGCTGAAATGTTACAAATCGTGGTTACAAGTTTGCTCGCAATATTTGTTCGCCACGGAGTACACAAATCTGCTGAAGCAGCTAAATAGAAAACACAATGCCGGACATACAAATTAAAAGTAGCGATGAATTACAAACTGGAGTTTCGCTTCAACCAGCGGATTTCCATAATTTAGTAAACAACGCAACGGTTCAGTCCGGTGTTATTGGAGACAAGACTGAATCAGAAACACTAGCATCTGCTGATGAACTTATATTTAAAGAAAACAGTGGAGGCGGGTTAAAGAAAATACAATGGTCAAACGTTGCGGCAGAAGTTGCTGCTGATTTTTCTTTGCAAACAAGTAGTGTTGACGAGGGTAAGTCTGATTTCTACGAGAACTGGGATACCCCAAACACAGCGAAAACCAATCTGGTATCGGACGGTTTTCTTCCAATTTCAAAAGCAGCAACGTCAGAACATCCGGTTATCGATGTAATGGCGTATGGTGCGCTTGGTGACAATACTGGCACTGTAGTTGCACAATGGTTAACTGGCGGCACAAAATCTAGGGGTTATGCAGATTTAGCAGCAATACAAGCTGATTACCCGTGGGTTGAGTCATTGTTTGATACTATTGATTTTGCTGCGTGCCAAAAAGCATTAGATGTTGCTTGGTCAAAAATTAAAGCAACTTACGGACTGTCTGAAGACATAACTTCGTCAGGTGCTTTATTAGCTCAAACAAACAGTGAAAGCGAATTAGATAAATCACGCTTTGCACGATCTGTTGAAGTATTGTTCCCCGCTGGATTTTTTAAGATTAACAAAACTTTAATTGTTCCACCGGGATGCTCCGTTCGCGGAAGTGGTTCTGGTAGCACAGTTATTCGTTATACTGGCGATCGTTTCAGTGATGACGGAACCAGACAAACAACTGATTACACAGACGCTGTAGTTGTTGGAGGGGTAACAACAAATTTAGCCCGTAAAATTAACAAGCGTAAGTGGAAATATTACAGCGATAAAACAGATTATAAAGTTCCGTTGAGAATTAATGGAATGCACGCTGTGATGATGGTTCGTGACGAATTGAAGTACACTACAGCAAACGTTACTACTGGAATTTACCACGCTGTCGGAACTGTTACTGCTGGGGGAACACTTTCTACTGGAACAAGTTTTTTAGTTAACAACGGAAGTGGATATGCTAATGGGGCAACGTCAATTGTATATGATAATGGATCAACACAATCTGCGACAACTTTTCATGCAGAAGGTGGAAGTTTTTATACATCTACAAATGCATTATCTTCAAGCGGAACATTAACTGGAGGAACATTAACAAATCCATTTAGTAATGGTTATTTTGAAGACGGAGTTGATGACAATGAAAAGTTTTATGCACAACAAAGTTTAACAGTCGATTCAACTGGGCAACGTATATATCCTGGTACTAAAATTAATTTTACAAGTGGCGCAGTGTTTGTTGTGACAGACAATGAAGCTGCTGGTTCAACTGCGTTAGTTGGGTATCTCGAATCGGGATCAATTGCTAACGACGAAGTTGGAACGATCGATGTTTATTCGTCTGGTTACAACCCCACTGGAGGTGAGCAAGCTGGTGATGAGAGTTTAGCTGGCAACAAAAACCGCATTCAAGATATGGATGCTCACATTACTGGCATTCATTTTAGTGGTTATGTTGAAGATGACACAATTGGATTATGGCTGCCGGGATTCACTCATCGCAACAATCGTTACAGTGATTTATTGTTTCGGGGTTACAAATCTTTTCAAAGCTCAGATATAAGCGGGACACCAAACAATTCTAGTAAGGGAATGTTTGGTATAATGTTAAACAACGGGAGCAAAGATCGAGCTAGAGTAAAAGGTGTTGATTTGAGCTTTACCGGAAATACGTTTGAAGCGTGTTATGCTGGATTGATAACTGCTGGAACTTCAGATGGTATTTTGTTTAGTGGAAACCATTTAAAATACAATCGTTTTGGAGTTCGTTTAGACGGGTTACATCACACTGTATCAACTAATCGTTTCGACGGGTTTAGCACTGACAGTCAGAGTGAAGTGCCACATAGAATTGGTGAAACTGCTGTTTACATGCGTTATCCGGTGGGCAACATAATTACTGGAAACAGTGTAGAACATCATCAAAGAGCATTTGAATTGGACGGAACAACTAATGTTAATATTAATGGCAATTCCATTACAGTTCCTGACCCAACCGGAAGAAATGCGACACACGATTACACTTTAGGGGATGGGTTTGTTGTTTATGCCACTGGCGCTACATATACTTATACTGACGCTGGTGAAGGAGATTCGTTTAAACACAACGCTGGGTTGTTAATTAATGGCAATAATTGGACATACAACAATTTTACAAACACAGCAAAATCACCGTTATGCATTGATGAAGATGCGAACGACAAAATGGTATTTGGATTAGCTTCTGGTAATGGAAGTTGGCCGAAAAGCCCAACGGTTGAAACATTGTTAATAAAAATTAATGGTGGAACTACAGTAAATCAAAACTTCCGTTTCTGGTTAGACGATCCGAATGAAAAAAATAAAATTCATACTGCGTTTACTAATGTAGGTATTTCAGACTGGGGTAGTGGAGGCGGTCAATATGCTAGTTTACAAATAAAAGATATGTACGGCATAGCTAGAGGCACTTTCAGTAGTGTTGATGGTGAGAATATTATTCTTTTGCCAAATCCGAAATTGAACACAGCAGATGTATCTCCGATGTTAAGTGGAAATGAATTTTATTTAAGTTTATACAAAAACAAAACTTCTGGAGGCAGTAGCGCAATAAGAATTAAAGCTGGGGCAACAATAGCTGAAAATGGGATTGTGGTTTCTGGGGGTAAGCTAAAAATGACAACTTCGTTAGATCACGGGCTGGAAGCTGGTGACAGAATTGTTATGGCAAATGTTGACACAACTTCCGGAAACGATAGTAATTTTAATAAAATACATGTTGTTGAAACTGTTCACTCATCAACTGAATTTACTACAACTACAACAAGCAGTCCGGGAACGATTAGTGTAACTACAGTTGGTGGATGGGGTTACATTTATTTACCTCAAAAAATGGTTGAGGCTCATGGGGTTAATGCAACTTATCACGGAACTAACGCTGGTGCAGCATCGGGAGATACATCACTTACTAACGGTGTTGGATTGCGTGATGCCGTAACATTATACAGCGGAAGCTATGCCGCAGTAGTGAAAATATTTAAACGCATCGTTCTGGATAATACATCTGCTGGTGATGGACACTGGATAATAATGGAATGACAAAATCTGATATAGCAACATACGTTGGCCAAAAAGTGCATAGCACTGATGACGATAGTATCTCCGTGTTTAAGACATTTGTTGATCGTCGTTATGACATGATTTGGAATGCTGAGTTGTGGCGCGAAAGTCTTGGAACGTATTCAACTACTGTGCCTAGTGGAACAGAAATTGTTGATCTTACGCTTGAAATGGATTTTCCAGTTTCTGCGTATTGGGATGAAAAAGAAATAACTCCAGTTGATTATCAGCGTGTATTTCAAATCAATCCGGCACTGCTTGATGAAAACGGCACACCAACTGATTTTATTGTTCTTCCAAAAAGCGTAAGTGCAAGCGGCACTCGTCCTAGAATAAAATTAATACGCATTCCAAACGAAACAAAAACTTTATTGGTTTTGGGTAAGCTAATTATTAGTCCGCTTGGTGATTCGGACGAAGCAGTTTTAAGTGGGATTGATAACGCTTTGGTTACGTATGTAGAAGCTGATGCTCTTGAGTATTTGCAACAATACGCAAAAGCTCAATTGAAAATGCAAGAAGCTGGGGCGCACATGCAGCTAATGCGTGACATGGAAAAAAATCAATCAGCACGTCAAATTCAGATAGTGCCGGACGTTGAAGTCGCTTGGACACAAAATGATTTTAGATAATGCCACGGTATGCATCAAACTTGTTAGATGAACCACTCGTTTTTGACGATACTATTTCGTTTTTAGGTGGTCAGGTTAGTGACGTTAGACCCAATCTTTTAAACAAGAATCAATTTACTGACGGGAAGAACGTAGATGTTAACACGTTCGGAACTGTTGTTACTCGCAAGGGAACGACAAAATTTCCCAGCACTGCACATTCAACTGCTATACAGGGGTTAGCGTATTATGACGATCCAGTAGGTGCTAGAGAGCGTTTAATATGCGCTTCTGACGGCAAATTGTGGAGGTGTGATTCTGACGAAAGCAGTTGGACGCAATTAACAGGAGCTAAAAACACCGTTCACGCAACCAACCAAGTAGATTTGGTACAAATGGTTGATAAAATGTTTGTTGCAGATGGCGCAAACAAAATGCGGATGATTACAAACGACGCTACTAGCACTGTTCCTAGCGAACATGGTTTAGAGTTTAGCGGAATTACATTACATACAAATCGTTTATTTGGATTTGGTGTTTCGGGGCAACCGCAAGACGCAATATATGCATCTGCAATTATTGACGGAACTACGTGGGATACTACAAACGATCAGATAAGAATTGGTGGACACAGTGGCGATCCAATTATTGCGCTGCAAAGTTGGGCTAATTTTAATCTTATTGTATTTAAAGAACGTAGCGTATTTTTAGTTAACACTAACCCGCAATTATTAGTTTCTTCTTTTTGGGAAGTTAAACAAATAAGTGACCGTTTCGGTTGTGCTGCAAAACGATCTGTAGCTGAAGTTGGTGGTGATGTGTTTTATTTAAGTAGGTTCGGGGTAATGTCTATTGGTCAGGTTTTAAACGGCGCACAGACTATTGTTGAACCACAACCAATAAGCACTGCGATTGGAAACTTTATAGAACGAATTAATTGGAACGTTGCAGATAAAGCATGTGCTAAATTTTGGAACAATCGTTATTTGCTTTCAGTTCCAATCGATGGAGCGACTACAAACAATTACACATTAGTTTATAATACAGTTACACAATCCTGGTCTGGTTATTGGACGAACTGGACTCCATCTGTTTTTGCAGAAAGTGCTTTTGCTGGTCAGTTGCGTTTAAATTTTGGCCAACCAGACGGTAAGGTTTTAACTTGGTTAGAATACGTAGCGCAAAACGACGAGACAGATAGCACTTTTAAAGATGACGGAGTGTTCTACCCATCGTCAATTACTACTCGCGGTTTTGTTTTTCGTGAGCAGATGAACGACAAGATTGGTCGGAACGCTGAATTTGAATGGAACAACAGTCGCGCTCTCGTTGATGTTTACCAAATCCGAGATGACGTTCTAACTGAACAACGTTTAAACACATCGAAAATAGACACTGCTGCTGGCAGTGGTGTAGTGCTTCCAAAAGCATTGCCATTTATGTTCGGTAGAACTGAAGTTGTTAAGAAAGCGTATTCTAATATTAGTAAAGGCACGTTTAACCAAATACAGTTTAGAATAGAAGCTGAAGAGAATAAAATACAATTAAGGGGGGTTAAAGCTAGTGCCATTGTTATGGGGTTAGACGCTGAAAAACGGTAGCTAGAGGGAGTGTAAGATGATGTGTAAGATTTGGAGTTATGGACTTAATCAACAAAATGGTCATTGTAAGACCGTTGAGAGACAGAGACGAATTAGTTGCACTGAACACAGAAGCTGGTTGGGACGATCACTCGCCAGTTTTGCCGACGCATGTGTTCGACAAGGACGGGAAATTGTCCGGATATGCAAGTGTAGGAGCATTGACTGCTGTAAACACATGGTTTCATAGTGAAAGAATGAAAGCGAAAGACAGTATTAACGTGATTAGCGTGTTAGAAAATCAAATTAGATTGAGTGGTTCGGGTGGGACTTTAGTTCCATTGTCCGATAAATCACCTTTTTTACCAGTGATGTCGAGATTGGGTTACACCAATTTGGGTAAAGCAAACATGATGGCGAAAGTATTTTAAAATGGGATGTAGAGATGAACCAGATTACGGGGGTGCGGCAAGAGAGCAAATAAATGCTGAGATGGCAACTGTCGGGCCGCGCAAGCAGCTTGATCGTTTAGCTAGACTTGGCGAAAAAGGAACTGTCGAGGGGAAAGAATATGATTTTAGGGGCATTGGTGACATTGATTTATCCCGTGCAAATTTAGATTTTTGGATAGAAGCAGCAGATAAATTGGCTGCGGGTTCATTAGAAACTGCTGAAACATACGGCGTTGATGTTGTTAAACAACGTC